GTCGACGGTCTTGTCGTCACGCCAATCCATCTCGGCGAACCGCATCGTCCACCCGTCGGGCACCCCGAACGCCCGCAGCAGAGCGAAGTTCAGTTTCTCGAGCACCGCGGCACCGATCGGCCCGCACGTGTTCACACGAAACGACTTATCTTGAGTGGTCCCAGTACCTCCACCCAGGTTCCCGGACTCGATGACGCCGACCTTCGCGGGCGGCACACCGTAGCCGGACAGGATCTCGTCGCGCTTCTGATCCAACGTCTTCAAATACTCGTCGACGGCGTAGGACTTCAGTTCCTTGACGGTCGCCGAGCCCTTGGTGGTGATAGGTGTGCCGATGTTGCGGGGGCCGAGGTTGCGGACCGCGTACTGGGCGCGCCACTTCTTGATCGACTCGTCGGACTCTGAGGCGGGGAAGTCGACGTGAATGTTCGGCGGGTCACCCTTCCGCATGACCTCTTTCAGGGTGGCGGCGGTGAACAGCCACACCGTGATCGGCAGCAACACCTTCTGCGTCGGCGACACGCCCGTCAACCCAGAACGCGGGTTGTCGAGGCTGATGTGGATGACCTCGCGCGGCTCAAACGTCGCCCGCTGGTGTGTGTCGGTCAACTGGACGAAACCCGTGACCGTGCCATGCTCATCAGCGATGATCGACATCGACGGCACGTCCAGGGAGTACAACGCGACCGGTGTGTCTCCCAACCACACGACCTCGAGGAACGCGTCACCGAACACCATCAGGTCCGACAGGACACCACGCAACAGTTGCCGGATGTCCTCCATCGGGTTGACGAACCCCAGCAGGTCCCGCAACGCTTCCGCCTGCGGCGGCGCGTCCGGAGCCTCGTCCTCATGCCCGTCCCACACGACCTCCAGCCCGCCAGCGGTGATCGTCCGCGCCACCACATCCACACACGCCGACGACCACGGGCACGTCAGGTAGGACTGGTACAGCTCCTCGAGCAGGGAGCGGCGGTCGGTGTCGTTCGCTGCGGTGGTGCCCTGGTTGTATTCGGTGGTGCCGCCGGCTGGGATCCCGAACGCGTATCCGGTGGGGGCGACGACCCGCGCGGGGGCTGTGGTGGCGGCCTCTGTGGTGGGGGTGTCGCGGCGGGGCCAGAAACGCGGCACGACGTCCCTCGATTCGTTAGACAGGTTCAGACACAGGCGGGTGTTACGGGGCGGCAGGTTTTACGCGTAGGGGCTTGTTGCGGTGCCGCCGGAGCGCGGGTCACGGTCGGCGGTGAAGTCGGGGACGTTCGGGTCCAACCGCTCCACCCATTCCCCCTGCGGGCGGTGCGACGCAGGATCCGTTTCGTCGCCGAACACGAACGACGGCGCCGCGCCGACGTGCATTAAGGCGTAGCGGAGCGAGTCGTAGCAGTGGTCGTTTGCGGCGGTGTCGACGTCTTCGGGGCGGCGTGGGTCGGTCGGCAGCGACGCCATCCCTGTGATCAGGTTCGGGGCGTTGGTGATGTGCAGCATCGGGCACACGTCCTGCCCCAACCCGCGGTGATAGCTGCAGGCGGGGGCGGCCCGGAGGTAGGTGTGGACGCGGGCCTTACCCGTCAAACGGTCGTTGTTCGCCTTCTCCAACGCGACACCCTCGACGGCGTACTGGTGCGCGACGGGCAGCGCGGAGCCGCCCTTAGCCCACATGGAGGGGTCCGCGGCCCGCACCACAGCCCTCGTGGTGGGGTCGCCGCCGTGCGCGGCCTCAGCGGCGAGGATCCGCCGCGCCTGCTCCCGCTCCGTGACCTGGGTGGCAGTCAACTCGTCATACACCCACATGCGGCCGTCCGGGTCGCGGGCCACGAACACCGTGAACCACGGCGCCGCGTACCCGTAGTCGATCCCGACGTACCGGACCCACTCGTCAGGGATCGGGAACGGCGGCACCGTCAGGTCGTCGGTGCGCCACTCCGGGAACGCCATCCCCGCGAACGAATCCCAGTCCCCGTCACGCATCGCGGCACGCCGGTTCGGGTCCGGGATGCCGTCCAGGCGGGCGACGTACCCGGCGTCGAGGTGCGGGTTGTCTGACACCTTCGATTGGATGAACCGGACGGTGCGGCCCTGCGGGTCGGTGTACACCTTCGCGCCATGCTCAGTCGCGTCGATGTAGCGGGCCTTCACATCACCGTGGCCGGGGCCGCCCGGGTTCGTACCCGACCGGACCCCCAACACTGGGATGTCGGCGCGGCCGGACCGGATCCGCTCGTCCACCACCAGCGACACCGCGTCCGGCGGGATCAACGTCCGCTCGTCCAGCAGCACGAGTTGGTATTCGCCGCCCTGCCGGCGGGTCGCGTCCTGCAACGTCTCCAAATACCGGAACCGGATCACCGCCCCGTTCGGGAACCGCAACTCACGTTCCGTGCCGTTCCACGAACAGCCCAACGCCTCACCGAACCCGACCATCGCGAGTTCCTTCAACAGCGACTCGCGTAGTTCGTCGTAGGTGCGGCGGAACGCCCCAACCCGTAAACCGGGGTAGCGGACACACTCCCGCAACGCGTGCAGCAGGAGTGCTTTGGTGTTGTGGGTGGGGACCATTGCGGGGCTGGCGAGGAACAGGCCGGTGGGGTTGTTGACGGTGATGCAGCGCATCGGGGACGGGGGGCAGGGTTCGACGGAGACGATGTACCGGAATCGGCGGGTGCGTCGGGCGGGGCGGGTGGTGTTCTGGCGGGCGAGTTTCCGGGCGAGGCGGAACACGGGCTGGTCGGCGGTCCATTTGATGCGGTATTTCGGGCCGCAGTCCCGGCCGTTGATGGTTGCGCGGCCTTCGCGGATGCTGGCTTTCCAGCCGAGGGACACGACGAGTTCCCGCACCCCTTCAGCGAGGGCGGGTGAGGTGCTGGTGAACTCGACGGCGCCGGAGTCGCAGGCGTGCCCGTCGGTGTCCATCAGTCCTTGCAGTAGCGCGAGGCGCTGCGGGGCCGATGCGCGGAGGTAGGCGGTGGGGATGTGCTTGTTGTTCAGCACCCCGAGCCCGCGGAGTGCCGTGGTGAAAGTGTTGACGCGCCCCATCCGGTTGTCGGCGCGGGGTGCCCAGATGGTGTCACCGATCCGCCACCCGTACGTCGCGCTCGTGTGGACGGCGGTCCAGCCGGCTGCCCGGAACTCGTCGAGAACCTCAGGGTCGGCGGAGGTGAACCCCCACCCTGTGCTGGTGCCGTCTCCGAGCCACGCGCCGAGGACGTACGGATCCAACGGCAGGTTGGCGTGGGGCAGGTTCAGGGCGGCGGCGACGGGGACGGCGTGGTTGGTGCGGCCGGAGGCGAGCCGGACGGTTTCGGCGATCTCTTTGGTGGTGCGTACCGCCCCGTAGTTGCGGTTGGTGGTGCGGGCCTGGCGGGTGTTGCGTTCCGCGAGGTCCGGTCGGGCGCCTGTGCCGCGTCGGGGTCGTGTCGCGCGTCGCGCTGCCCGCCATTGCGGGTCGCGGCGGGTGAGCGACGCGAGGTCTGCCGCGGTGTAGGTGAACCACAGGTGGTCGGCGCACGCTTCGATGCGTGTGCCGTCGTCGAACGTGATCGCGTACGCGGCGGGGCGGAGATCGACCGGGTGGACGGCGGTGACGGTGCACGTGTCGCCGGTTTCGGTGAACAGTGTGTCGCCGGGTGTGAGTGCGCCGATGGTGGACCAGCCGCCGGGGGTGGGGACGGGTTCGTCGCAGCGCAGCATCTTCCCGCCGCCAGCTGCGCCCCCGAACAGGACGTCGTATTCGGTGGCTGCGTGGAATAGGGCTTGGCGAGGGGTGGGGGTGTAGTCGAGTTTGGTGAAGATGCTGTCAGGGTTGCCGCGTTCTTCGTACCGGTCGGCGAGGTTGGTGAATACACCCACCGTTTCCGCCCCTTTGGGTTAGTCGCCGACTGCGCGGAGGTGTCGTGCTACGACTTTCGCGGTTTTCGGGTCGTTGGGGTTCATACCGAGGTCGTTGAGGATGCCGTCGAGGACGCGGAGGATGGCTTCGCCGTGGCGTTCGGCGATGTCGATTTCGCGTTGTTTCAGGCCGACGCGGAGTGCGTCGATGCAGAGGGTGCGGAGGTCTTGTTCGGCGTGGCGGAGTTCGGTGAGGGCGAGGTGTGGGCGGGCCTCGTAGGTGTCGCCTTTGTCTTTGCCGCCGGTGGCGCGTCGGACGATGCCCCATTCGAGGTCCACGCCCTGGTCTTCGAGTTCGGCGACGCGGGCGCGCCAGAACTTGACTTTCGCGAACCCTTTCGCGATCAGGTCGAGGATCACTTCGCCGGGGTCGGCGTCGGGTGCGTCGGCCATGTAGGCGGAGAGCCGCATGTGTGCCCCTTGTTCTTCGATGCGTCGGGCTGCGGCGGCGAGGTTTTGGGGGGCTTTCCCGCCGTGTTTTTGGCAGACGACTTGGCCGCGCATGCGGAGGCCGCGGCAGGGTTGCCCTTTCCGTTCGGGGCGTGCGCCGGGGCCGAAGCCGCCGGATGCGTGGCTGTGGCAGCCGGGGCGGCCGAGGTAGTCGAGGTGGGGTTGCTGGCAGGTGGGGCAGGGTTCGGTCATGGGGTGGCCTGTTCGGGTGGTCCGCCTACGTGCTTGCGCCAGTTGCGCCATGCTGCTGCGGTGTTTAATCCGGCGCCGGCGAGTCCTGACCAGAGTGCGATGTGGATGTCGACGAGCGCCCACGCGGTGTTGCAGCTGATGCCGAGGAGCCAGCCGTGTCGGGTGCGTGGGAGCATCCATGTGGAGGTTGGGCCGAGTGCGAATCCGATCCAGCCGAGGATGGTCCAGGGCACGGGTTAGGCGGTGAAGTCGAGCGCGTTGAGTGCGAGGTGTGCGCGGCCGATGGCGGCGGCTTGGTCGAGTGGGTATGACTCAATCAGCATCGCGTGTCACCGATCGGTTACATTCCGCATTGTCACCGATCGCTTACGTTTCGGTGTAGGTAAGTGCTGGCCGCGGTGTCACATTCTTGCCGTTACCGGCAGGGGCGTGCGGTCAGGTGGTCAGCGTGAACGACTGGAAGTTCGCGCCGCCGATCCACACGCGCCCGTTCCAGACGAACACCTCACCCACGCCGTTGTAGGCGAGACCGCCACCGTTGGCCGACAGGGGACCGCAGTCGATCAGGTGACACGAGTCGCCGGGGTGGGCGCAGTAGAAGATCCCGATCGTGTTACCCGACACCGATGTGTCGTTGGCGACGAAGTAGTAGACGCCCGTGGCGGGGTCGACCGCGCCCAGGTAGGCCAGGTTCAGGAACCGGTCGCCACCGAGCACGGCGGTCTGCCCGCTGGCGGTCGCCGAGGCGTTCGACGTGGAGTTCGCGGTGCCCGCGCCCGCTGCGGTGAGCCACTGTGTCGCGTTGCCGGACGATTCGGCCGAACCGGCGCCGTAGAGCGGCAGGTTGTTGGTGCGGATCGTGCGGCCCTTGTCGGCGGCCGTGATGCTCGCCGAGGTCAGC